GGTTTCAGTTTCAAGGTGGCAACTGGGGGCATGGGGTGGGGCGGGCGGGTGGGCATTGACGGGCGGGGGTTGTTATGCCGGTGGACTATTATCCGCAGAAGTCGGTTCAGGAGCTAACGGTGCTGCTGGACACGTTGCAGCGACGCCAGACGTCCGGGGGGATTGTTGGGGTGTCGGGCGGGGGCTCGTCTACGTCGCGGCAGTTGGCGGGTATGGGGAATGCCAGGACGTCGGTCGAGATCCTGCGGGTGCTTTACTCGCTATACTGCCGGGACCCAAAGACTTTCAAGGACCCCTATGCGGGGAAGATCACCCGGACCAGGGCGAGGTACACGTTTTCATGAGGGCTTCAATTGGTATGCCGCGGACGATGCCGGCGGGTCGCCGGCAGTCGAGCGTTCTGGGGCCGGATGGCAAGCCGGTCTCCTACTTTCTTTATCCGACGCCGCGGTTCAACCTGCGGCAGTACAAGCCGCGGTATTGGCTGGCGGCGGACACGAAGTCGAACGTCACGGAGTATGACCGCTGGGAGATGGTGAATTACTCGCGTCAGCTTCGGGCGCAGATCGACGTGTTGGACACGGCGGTGCGCGCAAAGAACACTTGGGCGTTTGGGGAGGCCTGGGACGCCCATTACGTCGGGCGTAATGCGGACTGGGGTCGGCTGGCGGAGGAATGGCTGCGGGTGCAGTTCTTTCCTAATTGCAACGTCCGCGGTGGGCCGTTTGACCTCAAGACCTCCCTGCGGTTGAGCGGGGAGGCTTTGGACGTGGACGGCGATGATTGCATGGTGTTGACGGAAAACGCGGCTGGTGATCCGCGCATCGCCTTCTACACGGCCACCCGGGTGGGGATGCAGGCGACGGGGATGCGCGGGAAGATGATTAAGGAGGCTGGGCCCGATGGGACGGTCGGTGAGGGGATCTACGCCGGTGCCAAAATCTTTGACGGGGTGATTTTTGACCGGAATATGCGGGCAATTGCCTTCCGAATCTGCGGGGAGGATGGATCGTTCCGGGACGTTTCGGCTTTTTCGGCTGACCTTGCGTTCGAGCCGACTTGGCATGACCAGGGCCGGGGAATCCCGCGGATCGCCACGAGCCTGTTGAAGTGGATGAACCTGCAGGACATCGACGAATTCATTCAACGGGGCATGAAGCGGGCGTCGTCCATCGGCCTGAAGTTCAAGCGGGAGGGGGGCGAGGCGGCGCTGGGAAACGAGATCATCACGGGGGAAGACGATCCCTCGGTTCAGGCGGCCGGGGCTAATGCCCAGGTGGTTAGTGGCGGGGTCCATCCCAAGGTTTATTACGAGGAAATCGAGGGGGGCGAGATGTATTACCTCGATAGCCAGGGCGATGAGGAGATCGAGGCGCTGAAGTACGAGAATCCTCACCCCAATTCGGAGGCGTTTGTTGAACGGCTCATGCGGGGGGCTTTGGCGTCGGTTGGGTGGTTTTACGAGCTGATTGACCTGCGGGAGACGGGCCGGGCGGCGGCTCGGCTGCTGACGGACATGGCGAATCAGTCGATCGGGGAGCGCCAGGCGTCCGGTCACAAGCGGTGGCGGCGGATTGTGTCCTATGCGGTCGCCAAGGCGATGAAAAACGGGACGTTGCCGCGGAATGACGACGGGATGGACGCGTACCAGTGGGACCGAGGGTTGCCCAAGGAACTTTCGGTGGATGCCGGCAACGATGAGCAGGCGGACCGGGAGAATCTCAAGATGGGGACGACTTCGAAGGCGCGAATTGCGCAGAAGCACGGCGACCACTGGCGCCGGATTGGGGCGCAACGGCTGTCGGAGGTGCAGGACCTGATCGCGATGGCCCGGCAGGTGTCCCTTGCGGCGCCGGAAGTGCCGTTTGAAATGGCCATGGAGCTGCTCGAGCAACGGAGCCCGAATCCGATGGCCGGGGGCGGGGAGCCGGATGGGGATTAGGGGCCGCCGCCGGCCTCGAGGCCGGGAGTCGCGCCAAAGAAATGATCAGAGGCGCTCTGCCGAGTCGCCGACACGAGAGAGGATTATGAAATACGATCGGATAATGGCTTTGTTGGCGGAGGAACCGCTGTTGATCACGCCGGCGGCGCATGGGGCGCTGGCACGATTGTTCGCTGAGCATCGTTCCTTGAGTCGCGCAGACTTCGAAATGAAGCGGGAGGGGACGGGGGCCTGCGGGGCCGTCGTCGAGTTGGAGCAGATGGAGATCATCGACGGGGTGGCGCACATTCCGATCGGGGGACCCATTGGGCGAGGCCTGGGGAAGTTCGAGAAGTGGGCCGGCGCGGTGGATGTCGAGGACGTCATCGGGGAGATCGACGAGGCGGAGGAATCGGCGGAGGTAGGGGCGATTCTGTTGGACATCGATAGTCCGGGGGGCATGTACTCGGGGACGCCGGAGCTGGGTGACCGGATTTTGCAGTGCCAGAAGCCGATTTATGCGTTTAGCGCTGGGATGATGTGTTCGGCGGCGTATTGGGCCGCGGCGGCCACCGATGGGATTTTCACGACCCGGACGGCGACGGTGGGCAGCATCGGGGTGTATTGCGCGTACCTGGATTCTTCGGCGGCGATGGAAAAGGAGGGGCTGAAGGTGGATGTCTTTACGAGCGGCCGCTACAAGGGGGCGGGGATTCCGGGGACCACACTGAGCGAGGACCACCGGAAGATGCTGCAGGCGCGCGTGGAGGAAATGGCGGGGGCGTTTTATCAGCATGTCGAGGCCTCGCGGCCGGACGTGGAGCGGACGGACATGCAGGGCCAGGTGTTCATGGGGGATCGGGCGGTGGCGGCCGGGTTGGTTGACCAGGTGGTCCGTGACAAGGGGGAGGCGGTGGAATTGATTGGGGGATCCGGGGCGGGGAGTTGACGGAGTCGGGTTGGTGGGATTGGTTGTTTTAGGTTCATGGTTCAAGCCGGCAGCTCGCGCTGCCGGCTCTTTTATTTGGCAAATCCGACACGCGTGTCGGATTTGGGGGACGGCGGCGTATTTGGGGTGTGCGTTGACGGCGGGGCGTGGTTGAAATGCAGTTGCCTCAATTCATTCAACGGATGCTCGGCTTCGTGGAGAAGGCCGAGAAGAACCTCACGGCAGAAGAGCGGTTGGCGACGGTCTTGAAGGACCTGGAAGCGGCCAAGGCCTCGCTGGTGACGGCGAATGAGACGTCGGCGAAGGCGCTGGCAGACGTGAAGGCGGCGCTTGAAGCCAAAGAGGGGGAGATCGCGACGCTCAAGGCGGCTATCGACACGGAAAAGGGGCGGGCGAACCAGACGATCGCGGCGCAAGGCGTGCCGGCGGATTTGCTTCCGGCCGCAGAGGCTGGCAAGGGCACCCAGGGCGAGACGGCCTACGTGGTTTATCATCGGCTTTTGGCGGAGGACCCGCAGGCGGCCGGCGCTTACTATCAGGCTCATTCGAAGGACATTTGCGCCACGCGCCAGTAACCAACCATTGGAAGTAACTCGATCACTCAGTTTTTATGGCCACAGCGAATCAAAGTCTCGGCACATTAGCCACGGCAACCATCGTCCAAGAGGCGCTGGATCTCGTGTTCACCATCCGCCCGCAGCTCAATCGGCTGTCGCTCGGCTTCACCGATCGCAACGGTTCGCCGATTGCGCAGTATAACCAGCCGGTGATCACGCGGACGCTGGCGATCCCGGCGGTCGGGAACATCGGGGACGCGGCCACGGACCGGAGTGACGCGGATGTCTCGGTGACGCTGAACAATTTCAAGCAGATCCGCTACGACTACACGCCGCAGCAGTACAGCGGCACGAACCGCGACCTGATCCGGGAGGCGGCGTTGCCCATGGCTATCGCGATGGCCAATTACATGGTGGATGCCATCGCCGCGCTGTGGACTCCGGCGAATTACCCGGTGCGCACGGTCGCCGACGCCGTCGCGAATGGCGCCACGAACAATATCACCAAGATCGGCGTGGGCTGGGATTACACGCACTTGGTCAATACCCGGCAGGTGCTGAACAAGGCGGGCGTTCCCCTGGCGGACGGTTTGCGGTTCTACGGCGCCAACGCGGATGTGTATGGCTCGATGCTGAACGATCAGCGCATCGTGGCCGCTCTCTACAACCCGGCGAACTCGGAGGCCATCAAAACGGGCCGGCTGCCGGATGTGGCGGGTTTCGGGCTGTCGGAATACCCGGCGCTTCCGTCCAACGGGTGCAACCTGGTGGCGGTGGCGGGCACGGCGGATTCGAGCGTCTACGCGCACCGCGTGCCGCGGCATCCCAACGACGTGAAGGGCTTCGAGGGCGTTCCCATCCCGGGCCGCATCGGCATCGTGACTGAGCCGCGCACGGGGCTGTCGGTGATGGTGGTCGAGTATGTGGCCCTGCCGAGCCTGAACATCACCACCATGCTGCTTTGGATGTATGGGACGGCGGTCGGCAACGCGAACAATTTGCAGTTGGTCTGCAGCCAGTAACCATCGGGAACACCGGACGCCCTGAAGGGCGGACACCCATTTTATGCTTCATAGCCGATATATCGTCGTGGTCGATCTCCCGAATGGGGAGACGGAGACGGCTTACCAGGGCCCGGACAGCGCGAAGGCGGATCGGGTCTTCGCGGAGAAATCGGCGGATTCCCGGGCGGATGCGGTATTGCTGTTTTGCCATCCGCTTTACTCGAGGGTGCGCTACCCGATTGCCGAGGCCTTGGGCGTGAAGGAACGGGCCGCGGAGAATGATCGGCGGGCCGGGCTGGCTCAGACGGCGAAGGCGCGGCTTTTGGCGTCCAAGGTGGCTCAGGCAAAGGCTCTGGCGACGGAAATCAGTGGATTGGAGTCGGAGGCCAGGCCGGCGAAGGGGAAGGGATAGGGCGGACCGCAAGACAGTTCACTTTCGAATACTAATTATGAAAAAGAACAACTTTTTGGCAAGAAATTGGCGTAGCACTACCAAGTCGGCGCTGGGAATGGTCATGGCGTGCATCGTGCTGTTGGCGTTGTTGTTGTTGCCGATGCCAGCGCAGGCGCAGTTTTACGGCGGCACGGCCGGGAGCCAGAGCTTTTCCGCGGTGCCGGCGACCAATTACGGGGCCTCGTTCATCACGTACACGAACTGGCCGCTGAGTCCGGCGACGAACATGACGGCGGCACCGCTCGTTGCGGCATATAACTCGCGCTACGTTGGCCTCTACATGCGAACGGCTGGCCAGACGAATACGAGCACCTTCACTACCGGCTGGGCCCGGGGCAATGGCTCGTTTTGCGAGACCAACCCGTATGTCGTGCTTTCGCTGGCGGCGCCGGTGGGCGTCACGATGACGCTGTTTACCAACATCGATTTGGGGGGCTTCCAGTTCCTGTATTTAATGGGCGCAACGAATTCCTCGCCGGCGACCAATAACGTGGTTGGGTACTCATTGAAGCCCGGCTTTTAGCTTTACCCGGCCTGGGCAATGCCTGGCGCCGGGTTGTTCCCCCACCTCCAGCCCGGCGCGCGGCCTTGCGGTCACGTCGCCGGGCATTTTGTTTTTATGACGGAAGCGCAGTTGATTCTTATTGATGGCGGCCGGGACCTGCTGGCGGTCCACGGGGTGTTTGTGCAGTCGGATACCGGGGTGACGGTGATGGGCCTGGTGACGACGCTGCCGGAGATGCCGGACCCGGACAAGCCGGCCCAGGCGAAGACGCCGCTTTACTCGACGCTGCAGGTGCTGATCTCGGACCTGAGCGTGGCGCAGGCGCGGGCGGTGTCGAAGTGGACGGAGGGCGGCGGGAAGTGGCACAAGCCGCTGAGGTACGCGCAGCCGTTGGGGTCGGATGTGTGGCACCGGTTTACGTGTGAGAGCCAACGGTCATGAATGGAGCGGCAAAATTCACGGTTCGGCCGGATTTCTTTTCGTCGCTGGCGCGGGTGGCGGCGGTGTTTGGGAAGTCGTTGCCGGAGGCGTTCCGGTGGCAGGTGGGAATGCTGTGCGGCGAGCTCATGAAGAGTACGCCGCCATTCTCGGGCAAGTTGATTGCGAAGATGGTGGCGGCGCGGCCGGTGACGGCGCGCGGAACCAAGCCGGTCCTGAATGACAGCCAGGTGGAGGGGCTATCCGCCCTGGCTGTGGGCAAGCGCCGGGTGGAGAAGGATATTCGGCGGGTGATCTTTGGCATCGAGGGGGCGAGTCTTTCAGCGCGGCAACAGGCGATGAGCAAGAGCACGGCGGGCATCGAGGGCGGCACGTTGCAGAAGTGCGAGGGGAAACAGGCGATCCGGGTGTTTGCGACGAAACGGGGCGAGGTCTATGGCGTGGATCTGATGAGCTTCCGGCCGGATGCGCAGTTGGCGGAGTTGCAGGCGTTGCACGAGCGGCAGCGCGGGGCCCGGGGGCGGGTGAGTCTGGCGGGGATGAAGGATCGGCGCATCGGGCGGTGGCATTGGATGGAAACGATTGTGACGTTGGAACGGTCGGTGGCGGCTTATGTGAAGTCGAAGTGCCGGAACGTGGGGCAAGCGCGCGGGGGTTGGGCGGATGGCTATATCCAGATGGGTGGCCGGCTGAGCCCGCGGGGTTGGGTGGGGTATCATCGGCGCTGGGGCGGGTGCGACCACAACCTGGATAGCGTCGAGGCGTGGACCAAACCGCGGGTGCATATCGAGAATCGGTCGGCCTGGGCGAACGCCGGGGACCCGGACCGGGTCATCGAGCGGTGCATCGCGGGGCGGGAGCGGGCGATGGAGGCGAGCATTCTGCACGAGCTGGAGGAGGCGTGGAAGGAAGCGTGGCGGAAGTAAGGGCAAACTTATGGACTACGAATTTGCGGTGTGTGATGCGTTCAAGGGCTACCTGGATTTGACCAGGTCGCTGCCGCTGATGGTGGATTGCCCGGTGGCGGCCTGGCTGGATCCGATGGCGACGGATGCGCCGCACCGGGTGATCGTCACGTGCGAGAGCGGTTCCGTCCCTCCGACGATGACGGGCAACGCTGACCTGGTGGTCACTTTGGACCTCAAGAGCCAATGGACCCAGGAGACGGCCGTGGCTGACTTCGCGGCGCACCGGGCGCGGCTGCGGGATTTGCGGGATAAGCTGGGCAATCCGGGATTGCAGACGGATGCCGACCTCCTGGCGGCGGGGGCGGTGGTGGGTATCGGGATTTCCAGCATCAATAGAGGTCGGGCGATTGACAGCCGGGTGATGGATGATGGGTGGATCCACAGTGGGACCACTTTGACGGTGTCGGTTTATTTGATAACTCCAGCGAGCGATGATTAAAGTAAGCACGGGCCTAACGATTTCGCAGAACGGGTCGACGGTTTCGGCCTCGAACGCGGCGTCCTTGTCGACGGTGGGAGCGCACATGTCGGACAATGTCCAGAGCATCGGCTCGGGGGGCTGGGTGGCGCTGGGGATCGGCAATGTCTCCGGGACGGCGCGCAAGTTGGCGGTCGCGAGCCTCGAGCCGGCGACGTTCTACACGGTGACGGCCGTGGCGGTGACCTCGATCGGGTTGGGCTATACCAACGGCGACGTGCTTTCGGTCTATGGCGGCCAGGGCCTGGTGGCGACGCTGACGGTTTCGAGCGTGAACGGCACGGGGGGGATCACGGGCCTGGGGGTGACCACGGCGGGAAAGTATATCAGCACGCCGCAGGCCGTTGGGAATACCCCAACGGGCGGCACGGGCAGCGGGGCGGTGGTGACGCTGACGATCGTGAAGAATTCCGGCAACAATGTCCAAATCGCGGAAGACAACGCCGGCGCCCACATTCAGGACACTTTGACTCCGGGGGATTCGGTCATCCGGAGCCCGGCGGCGGCGGTGCTCTATGCGAAGGCCTCGGCCGGGAGCGTGGATGTCCGGGTGACGGCGGGAGACGCCTAGTCGGGCAACAGTGAATAGCGGGAAGTGAGAAAGAACGATTATGCCTAGCACACGAAACGGTGTTCAGTTGGCGGCGGCCGGCGGTGTGGTCGCCAAGGGGATCCTTGGCGCGACCCTGGCTTGGAAGGGGATCAGCGGCACGGCCCGGACGGGGGCGGTGATCCAGTCCTGGAACCTCGGCACAAAGCAGGACCGGGCGGACACGAAGGGGCCGCTGGGCCAGTTCCTGAGTCGTCGCGTGCAGAATACCCGTCTAAACTTGCGGGTGACTCTGCATGTGAACGACACGATTTCGGGCGGCGGGGCGCAGACGATTGCCAACGCGTTTGTGGTGGCGGAGGACCCGATCGACGCCGCGGCCCTGGTGACCGTGAGCAACGCGACGAATACGCTGCTGAATCACGCGTATTGGATGGTGGATTCGGACGCTGAGGAGGCGGAGACTCCGGAGGGGGAAGCCACCATCACCATTGATATTGTGTGCTTCCTGGACGACCAGCGGGCGGTGATTCCGCTTTCGGCGATTTCGGCGTAGTTGCGGCGCTCTCGCGCCTTCGCTCGGACGAGTCCGAGACGCCGCCAGCGGGACAATATGCCTCCTTTTGCGCGCATTGCGGATACGGTGCCGGAGCCGGCGAGGGTCCTGGGGACCTGGCTGCGGCCGTTTTGCCTGGGGCATCATCTTCTATTTACCCGGTTGGGCTTGCGCTATGCGGGCGCGCCTTTGGAAATGGCTGGGGACTCCGAACTGTTGCAGGCGGTGGCGATCTGTGCCGGGGAGAGTTACGAGCATACGCTGGATTTGTTTCTGTCGGGGAAGTGGCCGGCGATGTTCGATCCGTGGGTGTTGGATTTGCGGGGGCCCTGGTATGCGCGGCGCAAGGTGGACCTGGCGGGGGCTCACGAGTGTTTCCGGGAGTACCTCGCCAAGGGGCATTCGTTTACCTTGCAGGCGCCGCTGTGGCGGCACCGGAGCGGCGGCGGGGATTCGCTGACGGCGCCGTGGGAACAATTGTTCCGTTTGCAGCTTCTCAAGGCGGGGCTTTCCGAGGGCGAGATCATGAACGGCTACCTGCCGGCTCGGTGGTACGATTTCCACACGGCGCGCGAGTTGGACCAGCGGCGGGATGAGTTCCTGGTGCGGTTGCACGGGGGCAAGGCGCGGATGGCGTCCCGGGTGTTTTATTCGGAGGCGGATTGGAGGGCGATGCATCCGCCTTCGCCCGCGGATGATGGAGAGCAAAACTGATGGCGACGCACGGCAAATTGACGGTGGATGTGGATGGGAACGCGACGGGGTTCGAGCAGGCGCTGCGGGCTTCGAAGGCGAGCGCGGCGAAATTTTCGAGCGAGGTGCGGGAGTCGTGGAGCCCGGCGAGTTTCATCAAGCGCGGGATCGCGGGCCTGGGGGCGGCGGCGTCGTTCGAGGGGGTGAAGTCCATGATCGAGGGCATCATCGACAAGGCGGTGGGCATCCGCGAGGTGAGCGAGCAATTCGACATTTCGACGGACTCGGTGCAGCGGTGGGAGAAGGCGCTTAATCGGGCGGGGATTCAGACGACGACGTTTTACCGGTCGCTGGACCAGCTCCGCCAGAAGCGCGCGCTGGCCCGGGGCGGCGATGAAAAGGAGGGGGAGGCGTTTACGAACGTGGGGCTTTACTCGCAAGCGGTGGGCGGGGAGATGTCGGATGAGGACCTCATGCACGCGGTGTTGAAGTCAGGGGCGAGCCGGGCGCAACTGAAGAAGCTGGGGGTGAATCCCAGGCTCCAGGCGGCGGAGGCGAAGTTCGACGCGAACGGGCAGCCGGCGATGGGAAGCGATGATATTCGCACCATTGAGGAGAGCGAGGGGTGGGTGAAGGCGAATCTCAACTCATTGCGAGCGGAGGCTTATCGGAGCCAGCGACAGCAGTTTGGGTGGGTCCGGCTGCTGGCCGGGCTGGTCAGCAAGAATCCGCTGCATTTGGTGGAGGCGTTAACTCCGGCATCGGGAGGCGCGGAGGACGCGGAACGGGCCAAAGGGCAGCGGGAAGAGGCTCATGAGGCCGATATGGAACGGCAGATGGCAGAGGGTGAGCGGGTGGCCAAGGAGACGGCGGAGGCCAAGGCGAAGCAAACGGAGGCGCAGGAGCGGCTGCGGGAGGCGAAGCGGAAGAATATGACGCCGGGCTTGCGCAAGCAGGATATGGCCGCGGAGCTCAAGGAGATGGACGAGCGGATCAAGACCTACTCGGATGTGGAGGGCGCCCTGTCGCCGGCCGATGCGGCGAAATTGGCGGGGCTGCGAACGAAGCGGGAAGGGTTGTTTGGCGAGATGCGGCAGATGAACCGGCCGGTGGAGTTCGAGGCGGATGCCATGGCAAAGAGCGGTCTGGATGTCGGGGGGAATTTTGTGGACGTGCAACAGCGAGTGGTCGACCGGCTGACGAGCATCGATGCGAAGGTGCAACAGATGTCGACGGCTTGGAACTTTGGCGGTGTCTGAGGAAGGATAATGAGCGTAAACGGATCGAGAATTGCAGTGGGGCCGGGCCCGTACTTGATGGAGGTCCAGCAGATGGACGACGCCAGGACGGGGGCGGTGTCGCGAGTGGTGTGGCGGGGCTCCTTGGAGGAGGTCAACTTGCAGCGCTCGCATGGCCAGGCGCTGGGGCCGTCGAACGTCGATGTGAAGAGCGACGGGACGGGGGATTTCACGCTGACCATGACTTTCCCGTTTGCCTTCGACGGGTTGCAGACGGATTTCGGGTTTGTGCCGTCGATCCATGAGCTGGAGACGAATGTGGCGAACCGGCCGTTTCAGAAGAACCGGGTGCTGCTGGATACTTTCGATGATGACCTGGGGAAGATTGCCAAGATCCACCAGGTGGCGCAGTGGTTTCGTTCGGGCTTGTATGTGGACGCGGATAGATACCCGGACACGGAGGGAGCGGAGGCGGTGATCACGGGTTATGCGGGGTCGCCACCGCCAAAGGTGCAGCCGGGCCTTTACCCGGGCGATGACGATGCACTGGCGCTGTTTCGGCTTTTGGCCTACAACCAGACGGAGTATTTCACGGATTACACGCACGTCTATCGGAAGACGATGACGTGCGCGACGCCGGCGCAGCTCAAGGCCTCGCGGGTAGGGGCGGGTCAGATCTGGACGACGCAGGAGATCTTGGATGTGGAGCAGGTGCCGGTGGATAACTTTTTTGATCTACCGTTGGATTCCTTGTGGATCAAGAGCAAGCCCACGGTGCTGGCGAGCGCGGGGCAGAAGACGCAGGTGGTCTATAGCTACACCGAGGTGGGGAAGCCGAGCAGACTGCTTTACAACGCACACGGGGCGGCGCAGTTAGCATGATTCAGCCCAATATCAGGAATCCGGGCACGTCGGGTCCGGCGGGGCAATTGGTGCGGCGGGCGGTGGACCAGTTCCGGAAGACCATCCCGTGCGACCCTGGCGACCAGGAGATGGAGGTCTCGACCTTTGGCACGATGCTGACGCCGCAGGCTCGGGGCATGCAGTCGGCGGCGGTGGCGGCCGGGCCTAAGTATTTCAAGTTTGTCTCGACGGATTTCTACGGCAATGGGTTTGCGGTGAAATGCCATAGCTGGGACGGGTTCGTGGAAGGGACCGAGGCAATTTATATCGCGATGCTACCGGACCTTTGGCACATCGACAGTGAATTGATGGGAACGGGGAGTTTGACCGGCACGGAGGTGCAGTATGGCTATGATTCGCTGCCGCAACAGTGCCGGCTGGCGCGGTGGACATCGGGGAAGCTGATCTCGGAATGGACGGGTGGTGATCCGGTGTCGTCTGAGTACCAGTTCATCACGCCGGAGTACAATGTTTCCCGGCTGATTTGCGCGCTGCCGGCGCCGGCGCTGTGGCTGACGGTGGATGACGGCGGGGTGCAACCGGTGACCTGGCAGGAAATCGCCGGAGGCAAGGCGAGGGCCTGGGATAGGAGCTACGCGCCATGAGCTCGGGATCGCCGTCGCTCACGCGGGGGTTGGGTGGTGGGTTCATCCGGTCGCCGGGAGGCCAGCGGGAGAATGACGGATGGGGGGCGCCGCTTGGGAATCCGGGTTGGATCGGGGTGAGTGATTCCATTGTGGCGGAGTACGGCAAGGGGTGGGTGGGGACTTCGACGCTGCATCCGATCTGGGGGGCAACGGTGTCCAAGGCCATTTATTGGAAGCCGAGCGGGGGCGGGAACATCAATTTGGGGCCGTTCATTTACACGGCGATTGGGGCGCCGGGGGTGCGTGGGTCGTTTTTTCAGGAAGAATGGTATGTGACGAGCACTATCCCCGGGGCGACGATTGCGATGCCTGGCTGCGGGGAGAACGGTTGGGGGGACGGGATCGACGCCTACGGGCATGGTGGGGCGCTTTTCAATCCGGCCTATTACTTCTTGGCGCTGGGGAGCGTGCAGAATATCTACCGGTCATTTACCGGACCGCTTGGCAGTGACCCGATTTGGATGAACGGGGCGGGCCTGGCGTTTTCGCTGGGGGACTTTGGGGGAAATTGCCGGATGGGGATCTACCTGGTGTCGTGGTCGCTGACGACGCACGCGGCGTGCAGTCCGCACGGCGGCGGGGATTACGCGGATGACGAGGCCTCGCTGGCTTATGCCTCGATGCCGTCGTTTCCGGCGCTCTCGCTGCCTATCGGGTATGTGACGGGGTTGGACACGTTCCATGTGGATGGGTTCACCGGGCATCATTGGTGGGATGCGGCGGAGGAAAGCGTGCCACCGTGCTATGAGGCGCCGTGGGTGACGGCGAGGTCGCCGAATCGGCTGTGGATTCCGGAGGTGGGAACGACGCCGGCGGGGAACGCGGACAACAGCGACATCATCGTGGGGCTGCCGTCGTGGCGGCATCTGGTGGCGTTCGGGGACAGCGGGGTGGTGGGGTCTCCGGGGCGGTATATGCCCGATTTGGACCCGTTTGCGGGGTTGGGGGACCCAACGCTGCTTTGCGCGGTGACGTGTACGGTGACCAGGCTGTTGTAGGGACCTGGTGGGGGCGTGATTAGGTTGACGGAGGGTGAATGACATGAAGCGACTTCTTTTGCTGGTTTGGTTGCTGGCGGATGCATTGTGGGCCCGGGGGCAGGGGATCACGGTGCAGTTTCAAATGGAGGACGGGCTGCAGCAGACGCCGGCGGGCGACTTCATCCTTTATCCGCTGGATACTCCGAAGGTGTTTAACGGGGCGATCGTGACGTCGGACCGGATCGTGGTGACCAATCAGGCGGTAGCCGGGGTGGTGACGGTGTCGGGCCTGGTGCCGGGCCTGTGGATGTCGACGCTGGGGGGGAACTGGACGCAGACGACGAATTTCTACGCGTTTCCGGCAACGAATGTGACGTTGCAGGCAGGGGCCTGGACGACGGCTCCGACGAATACCTGGGCGCCAGGGCTGTGGGCCTGGAGCGCTGCCTCGAGCGACGTCAGGTATGCGGTTGCGACGAACGTGGTCTCGCAGATAGTCGCTGGGACGAACGTGACGATCTCGCCGGCCGGCGGAGTCGGGGTGGTGACTATCAACGCCACGGGCGGCGGAGGGGGCGGGTCTGGCGGGGCGGTGGCGGGCACGAACAGCATCAACGTCTTCACCAACCTCGTGCTTGGCCTTCCGGTCTACACTCCGGCCTTGAATGCGTCTCAGACTAACGCCTGGAACGCTGCGGCCACGGCCGCGGCCACGCTGGCCACTAACGGGCTTCCCGTGATAGTCACGAACTGGCCGGGAGTTACCAACGCGGTGATCGTATCGGGCGCAGGCGACACGGTGGTGAATGGCATCTATTGGTGGAACGGCAGCACGAAGATGACTAACGGGTCGGGTTGGTTCATCCAGTACTTCACGGGGAAATTCCGTATGAGCAGCCCAACGGGCAACTCGGGATACACCAACCCAGGGCCTTATATGATTTCAACCTGGTGGCCCAGCACGGACATCGGCCCGGCCCCCATCGTGGCTTATGCGACCGGCACGCTCGCCGGGGCCAGTCTGCCGGTTGCGATGAACGGCGCCTATTTTACGAACATCGAGGGCAGCCAGATCGTCGGACAGGTCCCCAACTCATCACTCTCACCATGCGTGCCCATCGAGGACACCACCGGCACGCTAAACATCGGCAGCAACTCGATCTACGGTGCCACGGCCGCATCCTCCGCCGGGTCGGTATCCGGCCGCATGTGGGGAAACGGGATGACGGCCTCCGCGGCTCTCCACAGCGGCAGCGCAGCGGCCCTCTACGACCTCCCGCCGCACGGTCAGGAAGTCTGGAAACAACTCCCGTTCCCGCTCATCTGCGCCACCACCTGGTGGGATTGGGGAACGAATGGCACTTCCGCCAGCGTCACCAATCTCGCCGCGCTCCTGAACAGCTCGGGCGTAGTGACCGCGCTCTCGAATCTGAGCGCTCGCCCCTACATCCATTTCGACACGCCCTGGGGATGGAACGTCCGCGACGGCTCGGGCAACCTCATGGCTAATGCCTCGGTAGTGCCACAGGGGATGCCATGGCTCACCGCCTGGTGCCACACCAAGGGCTGCGCCATCTACCTCGGCCAATACTATTCCAGTTACGCCACCACGAACCTGGTGACATGCAGCTACTTCGGGTCCTCCCCAGGCGCCGGGGGCACGATCGTGGCCAGCACACCGTTCACCGTCGGCGCCGATGTGGCCCAGATCTACGCCTGGGGATTCGACGGCGTCAGGCCCAGCGACCTGAGTCCCATCGGGAGCTATTCCGGCTATGCCCACCAGACCACGCGCCAATGGTCCGAGGCCGTGCTCAATCTCACCACCGGCTACCCCTGGAGCGCCACCTATCCGGCGGCGTTGATGATTGAATATATCGGAGGCAGCGGCGGCATCAGGCAGGTCCCCGATGTCATCGGCTACGAGGTCAACGCACTCACCTGTGACCTCGGCGCTCCATTCTCCACGGCCACCGCGGATGGTGTGCTGGCCAACGCCCTGTTCTGCTGGACCAACGGCCTCGCCGCCGGCAGCGGCAAAGGCCACTACATCACCGGGCTCGCCGCCATCTCCGACCAGGCCGGCATACTCACCACCAACGTCTACTGCGCCGCCCTGGCGCTCGGCTCGATGTGGGGTCAAACCGTCCAACTCACCACCAACGTCCTGGTCGGCGGCAACGCTATTGGCCAGATGGAATTGGCCAGCATCACCAACGCCAACCTGCTCCATGTTTACCTCGATCCCCAGGCCAATCCCGGTTGGAAATCCTGGGACAATGGCTCCAACTCCATCTGGGTCAAACGCCTGGCCGCCGGCGACTACGCCGCCGTCCTCTACAACGATGGCAGCGTCTCCGCATCCATGAGCGTCGGCTGGACCAACCTGAATCCGCCCGCCAACTGGACACCAATCCAGGCCATTCCTCCCTATCTCGGAGGCAGCAATCAACTCTGGTCCGTGCTTGATGTCTGGAGCGGCACCAACGCCAGCCCCAGCACGAACATCTATACGTCTGCCGTGGCGGCCGGAGCGGCTCAAATGGTGATTCTCACGCCGGTGGCGAACACCAATTTTGTCGGAACATTCACCGGGTCGCACATCGGGGGTGGCGCTGGGCTGACGAACCTGGTATTTGCCACAAACGCTATAAACGCCACCAACTTCTGGGGGCTGTTGGGCCAGTCCAACCTAACCCTGGCCACAATCACCAACAACACCAGCGGGAACGCGGCGACAGCCACGACCGCGGCCGGTGGCTGGCCCACTACGTGGCCGTTTTCGTCCATCACCGGAACGCTGACGAACGCGAACAGTATGGGGACGAACCCGCCCGGCGCAGCCGGAAAGGTCTTCACGTCCGACGGTCACTATGGCTATTGGGCGGCCGGCGGGGGCGGCAGCCAGACACCGTGGACGGGTACCGAGAGCGCGGCCGGCTATTCACTCCTCAATCTGGCCACGAATTATGCGCAGGTGGTGGTCTCCGGGAGTTTGACCAATACAAACAGCGTGGGGATTGGCGGCAGCCTCGCAGTCTCGGGCGCGATCACCAACACGGGGAACGGCCTCTGGCTAGGCACGAACACGGCGCAAACCTGGGCCATCTATCAAGCTACCGGGGCAGGAGAATTGGACATCACGCCGTTCCCCTATTCCGCCGCTTTCCAGCTCATCACCAACGGCGATGTCTGGGTCACCCGAGGCAATTTCAACGTGCCCTACAAAACCACCAGTGTGAGCAACCTGGTGGCCAGCGGCACCATCACCGGCAACGGATCCGGACTGACCAACCTCAGCGTCGTCACCTCGCGCCAGATTGCTCGGATCTTCCTCTGCACAAATCTAGTTACCCCGATCAACGGCGGTGGTCTTGGGGCGTTGTCCAATTTTAGCGCATCCATAACTGTCGGAACGACGCTACAGGCCAATCCGCCGTGGGGGGTTATTTCCAACACCACAGCGGGCACGTTCATTCTGAGCGCGTGTGTTTTGCCTGGGAATACAACGGGAAACTACCTTGGATTTGGATTCTGGACTAACGGGGTCCGATACACCAACTTCCAATTCGGGGGCGGGCCTAGCACGTCACGCGGTTCCAACGCCACATTCTACGGCAGCATCATGGTTCAAATAGGGGCCAACAGTTCAAACTTTTTAGCCTATACCGACAGCGCTGGCGGCAACTTCGCCACGAACACCCCCTACAACTGGTTTGAAATGGAACAGGTGCAGTGACCGGCGTTTTTGGCCTCCCAATGTCCTCAAAACTGTATCAAACCTCTGCGCATTGCCGCATCCGCTCCCCGATCTGTATCATTCCAGCGGGCGTCCCGATTCCATCTGTAAGTCATTGCTCTCCACCGTATTCCACGCTATTCCGCCCTGATCATCTCTCCTGCTCGGATCATCCCCAGTCTCGGCGAAGCCGTTCCCCACAATCACATTATCCGCATTTTGTTTGGATGGAAAACACACTAGCCCATTGGCGGCGAAGTGGTTAGCGCCGTGTTTCGATTTCACGATGATGGCTACAGCTTCACTTTGAGCAATTCCAGGATGCGTTGCTGGTCTTCCT